ATTTTGGTATTGCTGAAATTTCCACAATACTTTCGTTTCCTTTCTTTTTTAGAGTTGATAAAATATTTAGAGAGCTAATTTTGATCTCACCTTTAGAATAATTAATGGAGCCAACATTTCTATTAACTGTAATTGGATTCTCAGGATTTTTGAACAGTATTAAAGCTCCATTCAACGAATCAGTCAAATAAACCACATCTGAAATTCCACTCACAATAAACCCTGAGGATTTAATATTAAATCCATTGGAATCTTTAATATGAAAGGCATTCCCAAAGCATATTTCATAATTAGCAAAGGAATTAAGAGTCACTTTCAAATCACGTCTAATTTGTATTCTTGTGATATTTGAAGTAATTGAGGCATGACTATCATCAATGAGTTTTTGAAATCTACTATACTTGAATCTTGCAGCATAATTGTTTAGCTCTGAAGATTTTGAATAGTTGAGAATATTATTTGATAGTAAAGTTTTAACGTATTCGGCGGAAGGTGCAAGATTTGGATTATAGTAAACGTTAGTGAGATGTTCAATATAAAGATATTTCATATCAATAATTTCAGGAAGAATGCCGCTTACAGTATATCTTCTCAGCTTATGGATTAAATTTTCTTTAATGCTATTAGGAACAAAATCACCATAAAACGGCTTTATTGTTATGAATACTTTACCAAATTGAGGAGGACTCATCGTCTCACCACCAAAGGCAGAAACACTTTCAGCTTCTGGATAAATTCTTGGAATAATCGCCTCATAGTCTTCGGGTGTTACACATCTACCCTGAGCTGCATAATTTTTTGGAGCAAGGTTTCTTATTGAACTTACAGATTCAATCTCTTTTCCACCAGAGGCATTAACATTTGTAGTGATAAGTGAGATTCCAGATGTTATGGAATTTTCGTTATTGTCTAGTATTCTACCTATAAATGAAAAGAATGAGACTCCATTAGCCTTTGAGGCATTTGAAGTTATATAAGATGCCTCAATTAAATTTTGACTCTTGAGTGTAGTTCCAAAAACTCCATCTCCAAAGATTAGTTCATATCTTTGATCTTCAACTTCTTGAAGAAAAAATATCCTAGAATTTGCATTTACATTGAGGAGATTATCTGCAAAAACATATCTATTCCCCATTGAAGCTGTTGAACTATCTCTGACTGATACTGAAAGAGTGGAGGTGTCAATGTTTGGATTATCAAGAATGAATCTCTGAGGCGGTGAAGGATTTAGAGATTCTACTGTGAATGAATTGACAATAAAGGAACCTTCAACAATTTCAATATTGTCAAAAGATGCTACATCATTTACTACTGGAACTGTAATGTCATTTGGGATTGCAAATGTATAGGATTCATTTCCAAATGAAGATGAAGAGCAAACAAGTCCTTTTTTTAAGGTTAGTGAAACTGGACGATAAGAAAAAGATGAAGTATCAACAAAGAATGAAATATTAGCTCTTGCTGAAGTTGTGCTCCTAGGAAGATAGCCAATCTCTCTTGCAGCCGAGACAACATTTTCTCTTAAAGTTGCACTATCTAGAAAAACTTCATTAGAAATCATGTTTCCAATGAAGGCATTAGTATATGTATTGTATGCTAAAATATCAAGAATAACTGAAAGATTTGATCCTTCAAAATCGTAATCAGTAAAATTAGAATTAGCCCGCAGATAATCTTGTAGAGAAGCTCTTATCTGATCGTAATCTAATGTTGTAAAATTAACGATTGGAGAACTTGACATTATCTTGTGGGCTGTAGAGCGAATGTTAATTGTTGAGGTAGAGCATCAATTCCAATAATAGTATATTGAATGACTACATTATATGAATAATTATCATAATCTGGTGTCACCTCAACTGAAGTTAAAGATACTCTAGGTTCATAATTATTGATTGTGGTTTCAATTTCACTCTTAATAAGAGAAGTTGTTGAGGTTGTGATATTTTCAAAGAGCAATTGTGTTAAATTGCAACCAAGATTACTCTGAAAGAATCTTTCACCGCGAACAGTATAGACTAAATTTCTTACAGCACGAGCAATTGCAGTTTCATTTGTAATAGAAATTAGATCACTTGTCAAAGGATTGACTTTAAATGAACCAGAAATATCTTTAAATGATTGACTTACTCGTTCTACTGGCATTTATATTATATTAATATAAGCTATTTATCAATCAACAATGAGCTTTTCTTTATCTTTTTTAGTCTTACGCTCAAAAAGTTCAGTTTCTTCATCTAGCATTTCGTCAATAAATTCTTCAGATTCAATTTCTTGAATGAGCTTCTTGGATTCCATTTTTAACAGAATTGGGTGTCTACTATTTATCTACCCCTTTCCTAAATAATTGCAAGGTTTAAAATAAAAAAATGAACTTAAAGGAATTACAAGGTTTTTATGAAGCTTATATGAATGTTTATGGGGATGTTGAGGAGAGTGAAGAGCTTGATGAAGGTAATAAGGCTGAGCGCGAGTTTCAACTTAGCGACCCCGAAAAATTAGCAGCTAGAAATACATCCTCAGCTTATTTTCGGTTTTCACCTAAAGATCCCAAAGATCCTAGGCGCATTAGAGCAAAAGGTGCACTACACATAGCAGATCAAGAAAAGCGACAAAAGCGGCATAAAGAGAAAAGAGGCATGAAAGAATCTTATGACAATTATGATCTAGTTCTTGAGTATCTGCTTGATGAAGGTTTCTGTGAAACTGAAGATAAAGCAGAGGCAATGATGGCTCATATGAGTGAGGGTTGGATTGAAAGTATTATTGACGAAGCTAAATGCGATGAAGGTCTTTCAGATGCTGAAAAGGAAATGAAGCGCAAACAGCGAGGCAATGGTGGCCCAACTAGCCATAATCTGCGGCAAGGTAAGAAAACTCGTGGAAACATGAGCTACAAATACGAATCCGGCAAATATCAAGACTAATAAAATGCCCAGGAATCAAAACCTGGGCATTTTAGTATCCAAAAATAAACATGAAAACATTCAAACAATTTTCAGACGAAGCAGAAAAAGAGAAAAAGCCAAAGCCAAGAAAAGCAAAGAAGGCTCCAAAAAGAGGAACGAATCAAGACAGATCTAATTTCAAACTCTTTGGTCATCAATCATAATTTCATCATAATACTCTTTAGACCAAAAATCATAATAAGAGGTCTTCTTTAAGATCTCTCTAAACCTTCTCAATTTCTCTTTAGGCTGAGCAAGAATTAGATTGTGCTTACCATTATTGGTCTGAACTCCACCAATAAAAGTATCATAGGTTGCACAATCTTCAAAGAATAACCATTCAGAGTATTTCTTATTATAGAAATCAACCCAATCATTGATTCTATCAAGATCGGATTCTTCAATGATATAGATGATGACATCATATTCGTCTTCAACTTCTATGTCTTTTGCTAGACACTCAATGATTTTGTATTTTCCAGTCTTTGCAAATGGGCAGATAGAAAAGCCCCTCATCTCTGGACGAGACTGAGAGACTTTTACTATCCATTCTTCAACATCCTTGATCTTGCTCATTCCAGATAATCAAAATCAATTTTGTCTTCGTCAATTTCGCCTTCGTAGGCTTTTTCTGCTAGTTCAAGAAGAATTGCCGCTGCTTCTTCTTCGGTAATTTGATGATGAATAATGCGACCATCATAGAGAATGTTTAACATGATCAGATAGGAAAGGTTTTTTCGTGGCCAACGCGAATTCTAGGATCCACCCAGATCTTAAAGCCTTTTTCTTTGGCCTTTAAGCAGAATCCAACATCTTCACCGCAAAAATCAACAATTGAACCATTGTCAAAAGTTTGAAGAGTCGGAGGCCACCAAGGATAGTCCATATTCTCAAAGACGCCCTTTTGAACCATGAGCCATCCACCGCCCACATAATCACATGTAAATGGCTTAGTACGAGCCAGCATGGTTTCAATCTTTTCCATATTCATGACACCACCATTTTTGCGAAACTCATCTGCCTCCAGCCAAAATGCACAGGCAGTATGAACTCTATCTTCAGTTGAATACCAGCCAGATGAGATTGGATGAGTTTTAGTGTCATCAATAATTTGACGATGACCTAAAAGCTCTCCAGATTCATTATGAACCTCTTCATATGAAACAGCATCATCTGGTAGAGCAAGATCACAGAGCTGCCAGAAGTTTTCAGAATTGAATGCAATATCGCTATCAATCCACAACTGATAATCATAATCCAGCTTCCCCTGCCAAGGCTTCTGATTAGGCCCCGCCAAAACATTCGCCCCAAGAACTTTACAACGAGCAAAGTTCACCATACTACTGTAGTCTTGACTGATATGAAATTTCATATTATTCCCAGCCAGTTCAAAACATAGTTGAACAAAGCTCTTCATAAAACTATAAGAACATCCTCTCCCCGGAAGACACAATACAATGGTCTTCCCCTGCATCTTCTGTTTAATTTTATCATAGTTCCAAGTTGGAACTTCAATCATTTCTCGCTCTTTAATTTGAAAGCCCTTTGCCATAATTATCTT